AAGAAATTTCTCGTCGAGGGCGAGTCCTATCGCAATCTCCCCGTGCGCGTCTTGAAGTTCCTCGAGCGGCCGGACGAGTTTTACCCGAAGCCCGTCGTCTATGACTGGATTGGTCCGCAGGACGAAATCAACGACACGCGGGAAGCGCGACGGACACATCGGAACAGGTTCAGGCGGCGGTATACGGTTCGCAACGGCGCCTTCGGAACACCAGAGCAGGCACAGGCGGAGATGCAGAAGCTGGAAGACGGGCCTGACGGGGCTTATTGCTTCCATAATGCCGCGCCAGGCGAGACACCCATTCAGCCAGTGCCAGACGCGCCGCTCGATGGCGCGGTGTTCAGCGATGGCCAGCTCGCCGAGCAGGATTTTATCCAGGTGTCAGGGGTATCAGGTGAACAGCGGCAGGTCGCGGAAAGCAGCACCGCAACGCAGGCGTCCATCGTGGATGTTCGATCGCGGATGCGGGAATCGCAGGCGCGGACCAAGGTGGCTCGCTGGCTGGGTGAGATTGGGCGGTTGATGCTGCTGACGTTGCGCGAGCGGTTTACGTTGCCGTTCCTGATTCAGCAGCAAGTAGACCCGTTCGCCCCTATGGCATTACAGGAAGAAGCGCGGGTCGCGCAGTTGTGGCAGAAAGTGACTGCTGACGACCTCGGGGACATCGACGTGCACGTGTCGGTGGATCTGGCGTCGTTATCCCCTGTCACCGAGGAAGCGCAGCGCACCGCATGGAATCAGGTGCTCGCGCTGCTGACCAACCCGCAGATCCTGATGTTGTTCGGTTTGTCTGAGCCCCTACTGCGCAAGACGCTGACGCTCTATGGGATTCGCTCTGAGAATGAGGTGCAGGAGATCAAGCGCATCGCGGCCATGATGACCGCGGCACAGGCTGGCGCTGGGGGCGGAGGGATGGCTGTTCCTGCGGGTCCGCAGAGCGGGACGCCTGCGGGTGCGGCGCCGGCCTCGATGCAGGGGCCCAGCGATCTCGTGGCAAGCGTGGAGCGCGTGCAGTGAGTTGCGAGGTTTGCGACGCGCTCGAGCACGAGCCATGCGAGCTATGTGGTCTCATTGTGCACGTCGGGGCGTGGCCCTGGTGCCCGCATCAGATGGTCGAGTCCAAGGCGCACGGGTTCGAGCCCCATTTTGATATTGGCCTCGGGCGTCTGGTGACTGGCTGGGGTGACGTCAAACAGGAAATGCGGCGCCGGAAACTTGATTACCGGGACCGACCGTCCAAGGGCTGGCTGGATGAGCGAGCGAATCGCGCCAATGAAGGCGCCCGGAAACGCGCCTGATGCCTTGATCGTGGTCCATGGGGCACCGGAGTTGTCCTGTGTCCCGCAAGCGTTCTGGAAGCGGATGGCTGCGTATATCCGCGACGGACACACTGGTGAGGTGTGCTGGCACTTCAAGAACGGAAAGCCGATGGTGATCAAGGCCACCGACACACTACGGAATGACAAAGAGGGCTTGATTTCGCCATAAGAGAAGCGCACACTAGCGACACAGCATTTTAGCGGGCGACCTTTACTGAAGGCCCCGGCGTTGAAGAGCACTCCTCTTCCGCCGGGGCTTTTCGTTTGTACCCCGCAGGAGACGCGGCATCCACATGACTACTGCAGCAGCCGTCGCCGATCAACCGACCACCACCGACACGGGCACTCAGACCGCTGAGCAGGCCACGGCCGCTGGTGCGTCTGGCATCGAGACGACGAGCGCGCAATCGTCGCAGCAGACCGACCCGGCCGCGGGTGCGACGACGGAGACGGCCCCAGAAGAAGTGAGCTCTGGTCTCATCAGTGCCGAAGATTATGCGTCGGTCAGAGATGACCCCGCAGCACTGAAGAAGGCGCTCCTGAAAGGCTACACCCAGAAGACCCAGCAACTCGCTGCACAGCGGAACGAACTGGGCACCTGGGGGCAAATTGCCGACGCCTTCAAAGAGAACCCCGCCGCCACGTTGAAGGCGCTCGGGGCGCAGATGGGATTGGAGATCCGCGACCCACAGGCCACGGCTGCTGCCACGACAGCCGAAGCCAAGGGCGACCAGATGATCGCGCAGATGCGCGAGAAGCTGGAACCGCTAGGGCTCGGCGACGTGGCAGACGTGCTCGCCCCGCTTATTCGCGATCTGGCGACGCAGGCGGCTGGCGAAGCGATCGAACCACTCCGTGCACAGGCCACCAAGTTGGCCGACGAGAGCGCGCAGCGTGAAACCGTTGCCGTGCTGGATGCCTTCGGGAAGAAGTTTCCCGACTGGAAACAGTACGACAAGCAGATGACCGATCTCTCCAAAAAGTTGCAGCCCAATGGCATGAACGAACTGGAGTGGATGGAAACGCTGTATCACCTCGTCACGCGTGAGAAGTCGATTGCGAAAGCGACGGAGGCCGCCATCGCGAAGATGACGACCTCTGCGCAGCACGCCGAAAAGCCGAGTTCTGCAGTCGCGGGCGACAAAGTCACCGCGAAGGCGCCCAATGGGGCGTCCTTCCGTTCCGCGTTCGAAGCCGCCAAGCGCGGCGAACGCTGGGAGTAACCATCAATGCCCGCAACGTCACTGACGCTGAACTTCGACGCGGTTCTCAGCACGACGCTGATGAACTGGTCGAAGACGCTGTACGACACCGTCTCCAAGTCCAATTTTTTCCTGTATCGCTTGATGAAGCAGCAGGATGGGGGCTGGGTGACACTGGAGGACATCGGCGAGCGCGCCGCGGTCCCGCTCATGTACGAACTCGGCGGAGCCGATTCGTACAGCGGGTATGACGTGCTCGATACGACGCCGACTGACGGCATCACGTCTGCCTTCTATGATTGGCGGCAGGCGTCGATCCCCATCGCGATCTCTGGGCTGGAAGAGCGCAAGAACGCCGGCGAGGAGCGTATCGTGGCGCTGCTCGAGGCAAAGACCAAGCAGGCCGAGCTCGGCATTCAGGACTTCCTGAACAAGTCCTTACTGCAGGGCGCGGGCGGATCGTCGATTACCACGGCGTACACCTCGCCGACCAACGGATCGCAGTTCATGGATCCGCTGCCGCTGCAGGTCAAGTTCGACCCGACCTCCTCGACTACCATCGGGGGCGTGAACCAGGCCCCCAACACGTGGTGGAGGAACCAGTTCCTGAACGATGCATCAAGCAACTACGCCGGGTTCCTAAAGGCCCTGCGCAAGCTGCGCAACGATTGCACCAAGGGGCCTGGCGGGAATCCGAATCTTCATCTGACCGACCAGCACTCGTACGAGTACTTCATCGCAGCGCTGGCGGCGTATCACCACAACACGTCCTACCAGAAAGCTGACATCCCGTTCGATAACGTGGTGTTCTTCGGTGACCCTGTGACGTGGGACGAGTACACGCCGGACGTGTCTGGCGGGTCGGTCACGCAGAGCACGACCTCCGGAACGTGGTGGATGCTGAATACCGACTTCTGGAAGATCAAGGTGGACGCCACGCGGAACTTCGCGGCGACCCCGTTTATCAAGCCGGAGAACCAGGACGCCAGGGTGGCGACGGTCCTCTTTCTCGGCGCGGCGTGCTGCATGAATCGCCGGAAGCAGGGCGTCATGGGCAGCATCGACACGACCCCGACATCGTAGGGCTGACTTCGACTCAGGGCCGGAGGGATGGTCTCTCCGGCTCGACACAACGCGGATGGAGGAGCGGAGCGCGGCCCGAATCCTCCCGAGTCCGGACAGTGACTCAGGAGCTAGCAAGATGATTTTTCAGCGCATCAATCGCAGCGACGCCGAAGCGGTGTTCGCGATCTTCTACAACGTGGCCGGCGCTCAGATCACCGCGAACTACCCTGCGGTGTTCGACATCTCGGCCTCTATCGACGGCGTGCGCGTGAGCAAGCCGGCGGCCGCCACGCTGTCGTGCCTGGTGGGTGTGGCGACTGCGGACATTGCCGATTCGAGCTACGGCAAGTTCCAGGTCTACGGCTATCGGTCGTCGGCGTTCGTGACCAACGACACGTCGCAGGCCATTGCGGCGGGCGACATTCTGATTCCGGTGAACGCGCAGTGGTATTTGACGCGCTCGGCGGCATCGGACGGCAAGAGCGGATTCCTCTATGCGGGTGAGGCGTTCGCCACGGCGACGACGCCAGCGGCGGCGAACAAGAAGGTTCTGATTCGGGGCCTCTAGAAAGCGTGCGCGGCGCGGCGGAAGCCGCGAGTACAGGATCGCTGGCGCTGAGGACTGCCGCGCCCTTATCCAGCGACACCGGCCGGGAAGCGGGCACCGCATAGGTGCCCGCTCACTGGCTCGAAAGGCACAGACGTGAGCCTGCAACTGCAAATTGAATGCACCAACGTGTGCAATGCGGATTGCGTCTTCTGCCCGTACGGGAAGATGCAGCGCGCGAAGGGCACCATGCCCATGCCGCTGTTCCGCAAGATTGTCGACGAGGCGGCGACGATTCCGCTGATTTCTCACATCACCATCACCGGGCTCGGCGAACCACTCCTCGATAGGCACCTCCTTGAGCGGTTGCGGTATATCCGCGCGAAACTGCCGCACATCCTGCTGGACATGTATACCAACGGGACATATCTGCGCAAGAAAGTGGTGGACGACCTCATCGACGTTGGGCTGAGCGTGCTGTACATCAGTCTGAATGGGGTCGATGCGCAGAAGCGGCGCGAGATCATGAAGGTGGACGACTACGACGAGGTCGTGGAGTACATCAAGTACGCCAAGGCGGCGACGGCCGGCACGGGGACGAGGGTGCTCGTGAAGGGCATCGTGTCGAAGGATCTGATGGAAGCCGGCGATCAGGAGACATTTGCGAATCAATGGGGCGGGCGCTATTCGCCTGAGTCCAAGCAGGGCGCCTATCTGCACCTCGAGGGGAATTGGGCTGGCAAGGTCTGGCCGATGCGCGTGACGCCGACGCAGGCGTGTTCGCGGGCGCTCTC